GTCACGTAGGCCGTCCCCGTGCACACGATAAACGCGGACTCAGTCGGATTGAATGTTTTAGTGCTATTGCCGTCGATAAGCTCCGCGCCGGTGCAGGAGATGATAAAAGACCCAGTGCCGTTGTTTTTAAAGAGTGTGAACCAGTTATTACCCAGCGTCGCGGCGGCTGGGAGTGTTGCAACGCCGGAGCCACTTGACCACACACGGGTTTGCGCACGATCGGTTGCGGCAAAAGTAGTCCCAGTCGTGATCGCGGCACGTGGTTGGCTCTGGTTTAACGTTGCGCCACTGGCGACCAGACCATAACCCGCGAGCGTCGCGGCGTCGGCCGAAGACGTTCCAGTTCCGAAAGCGATAACACCCCAAGTACCTTGCGCATTAGTGTTAGTAGTAACGTATATATATTTGGATTCGCCCGCCGCCACCGAGACAATAGTGTTAACACCCGTGTAGTCTTTGACAGTGAATGTGTTTGCACCGATATTCCGGATGAGAGCGTCGTTGCCCACCGAGGTCTGGTTCGCTGGCGGCATGAACAGGTTTAGACCAGCAGTGCTGGCCGTCACTTGCATAATCCGGGCGGCATAGTCTGCGTTCGTAGTGCTGTTCGATGGCCAATTCAGCTGAGTGTTAGCCGTCAGCGTAACGGCGCGAAAGCTCACATCCGTTGGCTGGATGACGTCACCGGTGAAAGGGCTGACGTAGCTCATGCATCCACCGCAATTGCTTGACGGTCGGCAATACGGAGTTTATCCTCCTCGGCCAACGTTCCCATGATGGCGTCGTACTGCGACTGCCACATTGGAATGCGCTCGTCGTTTTTGAGAAATGGCATCGCTTGCAGGAGTGAACCATAAAGCAAGGCTTGCGGGGCGTAGATCGTGAACCAGTTGGTCTGGTTGCTCGAATCCAGCGGCTGAACCCGCTCGTAGTACAACACCTCGAATGCGTAAGCGGCGGCGGGTGTGGGAGCCACAAGCCAGTTCGTGTAGTCGTAGTCCGCGTAATACTCGGGAATACCAGTGGCAGTGGGGTCTGGCGAGTAATTACGGAGGTACTCGTACTTGCGCAAGAGCACCGGCCGACGCTCGCCCGCTACTGTAATATTCATCGACACTGTCTTGTGCCACCGGGCGGGCTTCGCGATTACCGACGTTCCAATCACCATGCTACTGGTGTTGACTGTAAGATTTCCGAGGAATTTAATCCGGGACGCAATCACCTGCTCGGCGAGCATGATGAAGAGGGGGATCTTGTCGAGTGTAGCGGTGTCAGTACGGTTAAGATATGACTGAATATTTTCAACAAGAGAGTCGTAGGTCATCACCGACGCGGCAGTCATAGAAGTCCTTCACACGAATGGCTACGTTGGACGAAATTATAACATGTCTTTGGCATTTGGTCAATCCTAGGAGAGGAATAGTGCACGTTCGTCGATCCGGCGGTTTTGGAGGCCTCTGAGCACTTTCCCACCCGCCATACAGTATTTCAGAAGCTCCTCGGCCGCCCCAGCCGTATCGCCACGTAGTACTTTTTGTCGCAGGGTTGAACGCTGGAGAGTACCCAGTCCTACATTGAAAGCAAAAGATACCAATGCGTCAAACTGTCCTTGAGTAAGAGGCACAGGACAATAAGTAGCCACGCCTTTCTCAAACCGAGCAAGGTCTGCCCTAAGTATTGCATCGACTTCCTCCATTGAGTGTTTACGCATGACTTCCGGCGGGGGTACAAAGGCATCCCGCTGGTCTATCTTGAGCTTACCTTGCTCCGGGAACATTACGTGCCCCACGCCCACAGTCCAGAGCTTGGCTGGGCATTTGTAGGGATTCTGCCTCACACCCTCGTGATGGCGAATCATGTGGAGGCACTTGGCTGAGATTTTCATTTGCCAAACGCCCGGCCACCAAAGTGGAAAGCAATGATGGAAGCAAACAATGCTTGGGTTTCCGGGTCCCACAGCATCTCGGCCAACTCGGAGAACGGTACACCACGGCTCCAGCCATAGGCAAACAAGCCTACGTCCACAAACACTAACAGGAAGAAGAAGCCGTAAGTAATGACTGGGCGAACAGAGGCGCGAAGGTTCTTCATCCACTCGCTAGTACCCTCGTTCAAGGCTGTATCGTGGGCGTAGATAGCCTGCATCTCAGCCTGTTGTGCCCCGATCAGGACTTGGGCCGTGTTCGCCGCGCTCTCGGTCGCCAATTGTTCAGACTTAATGTGCTCAATCCGCTCTTGGGCCTCAAAGCCCGCTTTGCGCAGTTCCAACTCGCGCTGTATCTGCATCTGGGCAAGGTTTAGCTCATGTTTCTTATCTGCACGGTCTTGAAAAAATTCCAAAAGCTTCGGCAAGCCGCCCATTAAGAACGAGATTAGGGTTGAGAGTAGTGTAAGCATTTAAAGTCCAATCATTCCAAGTAGTTTATCAACAATCTTTCCCGCTAGCTCATCCGGCAGGTATTGCAACAGTCCAAGCACCCACCAAGCCACACACAGCCTGACGAATACTTTGAGGAATAGGTCGAACTGTTTCTGGTACTCATTCACCGACCACACCTTGTCTTGGCACACAATTCAGCCATTTCATTAAGCCCCCAGCCGATAGCACCTAAGAGCATCACGATCACCACAATCCCAACTGCCCACTCCATCTGCTCCTGCTCGGCTTCCTTGCGCTTCTTCTCTTCAGCCTTCAGCTCTGCCATCTCTCGGGCGTCGTCCCTATCCATCTCAGCTTGCCGAGCCTTGGTCGCATTCCATACGTCTATGCGTCCCGCCTGCATGAACAGCATTTTCAGCTGTTCCTCGAATCGTTTGGCCTCATCCAAGGCCATCTCAATCTGTAACGCCGCACCAAGGTTAGACTTACCACCTGTACGCTTGGCCTGAAGCATCGCCTTGGTAGCGGTGCTCTTGGCATCGAAAAGCTTCGCGATGGACGGGGCTAAGCCCGCTAGATCGCTTGCGACCTTGCTTGCCTTTTTGACTACGCTAATGGCAGTTTGAAGTCCTTCCAGAGCTGTGATCGGATCGATTGGGATCATACATTGGCTCGCACACCGATCACAAACCTAATAACTTTTTAACGAACTCGGCGGCGACCCCCGGGCCAAGGAGCACTGCGGCGATCGTGATATAAAGCAATATCTCGATCGTTTTCATCCGCTTTTTACCGCTGTCGAGCGATTCGTTTATACGCTCGTAACGCTGTGCGCAGATTGCTTCATGTACCGACAATTTAGTCTCCACCGAGTCCATATTTGCACCTAATTAATTGCCTCGACTTCAGACTTTGCTTCTAACGCATCCTTCAGCATTCTGAAGAAAGCGTCCCTGCCTACCTGCAACTGATCCACATTGAATCTTGCTGAGTCTAGTTTTCGATCCAAGTCAGCGACATGGTTTAGCAACATCTGCTGTTGCTGTGTCATGTCTTCAAACTTGTACTCTACGCCGTCGATTGTCACAGGGGTCTTTTTTTCGTTTCCCATGATGTTTCCTTTAATGCGCCACCAAGATCGGGTGGTGGCTTCCCGTTAAATTACGGTGCCCAAGGAAGGGGTTGTGCGGCAGGGCTGACAGGCGGATTCAAAAGCGAATCAATCTGACCTTGCACACACTGCTGTGCGCTTGTAATGGCTGACTCAGGAATCCAACCAATAACCTGTGCTTGTGTAAGCTGGCTGTATGGGGTAAAGGCCGCGCCTTGTTCTAGTGTGAACTGGGTGTTGCCACCAATGGAAGCCGCAACTTGACCATCGGTTCCAAACACTGTCCAAATTGCATTTACTACAACGTCAGTTTTGCCATCAACTTGTGGCAATGTATACATTGAATCAATGGTGGTTGTAAAAGTAGTGGTCATGATTTTCCTTTGAAAGGTGAGTGAAAAAAGTAAACAACGCTACCCCAAAATACCAACAAAAGCAATGCGATGATGGAGTAGATTTGCTTGTTTGTCATTTTAATAACTTGGGTACATTTCAAGATAGGCTTGAACGTATGTGTTTGCATACGTCACAACAACAGTGATATTGTTACTTGAAGTAGAAATTGTGCCTAACGGATTAGCCGTTAAAACAACAATAACTGGAGTCCCTATGACTAAACTACCAGCAGACGCTTTAATGAAAGGAACTTCAGTGTAGGAGGTTCCAACACCACCTTGAGTTGCGGTCAAATGAAGAACGCCACCCATACCAGCAGGGATGGTGAAAGTGAGTGTAGTTGGGCCTATGTTGGTGTTACCAAGGTTTGATTTATAAACTACGTTAACTTGACCATCGCCATCAGACAGCACGGTAAAGTTGCTTTGTGTGCGAATATCTAGGGCATTTTTATTGCCGTCAAACAAACCAAGAATGGTGTTTTTGCTACCAGAGGTCATTAGGTAGCCTGCACCGCCAGCCTGAATCGAGCCGCCAATGAAAGTGTTTTTGCTACCTGTGGTCAGGTTGTAGCCAGCATATGCGCCAATGCAAGTGTTATCCGCAGAAGTGGTAGATGCGTTTGAGTTATAGCCCGCCCCATAACCAACCATTGTCTGGCCTTGGTCAGTGCGATTGTTGTAGCCAGCGTAACCGCCTAGAAAAACATTTAACGATCCTGTGGTGTTGTTATACCCCGCTTGATAACCTACAGAAGCGTTGTAGGTTGCTGTGGTGTTACTGTAAAGAGCCTGATTGCCTACAGCTACGTTGTAGTTACCCGTAGTGTTGATTGGAAGTGCTTCTTTACCCAAAACAGTGTTGTATGAACCTGTCGTGTTGTTGTATCCAGAAGAATATCCAATAAAAGTGTTGTCAGCACCCGTAGTGTTCGCTCGACCTGCGTTTGTACCAATAGCAGTTAATTGAGCGCCTGTTGTGTTGCTTAATCCAGCCTGATAACCTACAGCAGTGTTGTTATTTGCTGTGGTGTTGGCTACCAAAGATTCAGCACCTATGGCGGTGTTGTAATTACCTGTTGTATTGTAGTATAGCGCACTATCGCCAACCGCAACAATTGATGTTCCAGTTGTATTTTGGTGAAGAGCAGGAGAGCCAATAGCAACATTGTAATTAGCAGTAGTGTTTGCCCTTCCAGATAGCCTACCAAGAAATACATTAAATCCGCCTGTTGTGTTGCTATACCCCGCCTCAAAACCTACAGCGGTGTTGTTAGAGGCTGTAGTGTTGGAGGCAAGGGCGGTATACCCCATCGCGGTATTGTTAGAACCAGTCGTGTTAGCAAATAAAGCGGTTGAGCCTACAGCGGTGTTTTTACTGCCAGTGGTATTTGCGGCAAGCGAATAAGCACCCAATGCCGCCATGCCGTCGCCATCAGTGTTAAACTTTAATGAAATGTATCCAACAGCCGTATTGCCTTGAACTGTGGCAACTTGTGAATAAGCGGCTTGGTAACCAACAGCAGTGTTGTAAGAAGCTGTGGTGCTTTGTCCAAGCGCACCATTACCCATAGCCACGTTGAATGAGCCTGTGGTGTTGCTGTTTAGTGTTGTATAAGAACCGCCCAATCCACCAACAGCAGTATTTGAAGCACCCGTAGTATTAAAAAACATCGAGGCATATCCAACAGCGGTGTTGTTAGATGCTGTTGTGTTGGCATAGAGTGCGGCATAACCAAGGGCAGTATTAGTAGCGCCAGTGGTATTTAAATAAGCCGCCTGATACGCTGTGTTTTTTGTACCAGTTGTGTTTGCGTACAAAGCGGCATAACCAATAGCCGTGTTTTCATTTGCGGTAGTATTACTATAACCTGCCTGATAACCAACAGCAGTGTTGTATGAAGCTGTGGTGTTGGAACGAAGTGCTTGGAAACCAAGCGCAGTATTGTTTGAACCTGTAGTGTTGTTGGACAGCGTAGAGCCAGTTGCGCCATCACCGCCACCAACTGCAAGGTTGTATTGACCAGAGCTAATTAAATAACCTGCAAAATATCCAATAGCTGTGTTATCACTGGCAGTAGAGCTATACAAAGCCTGCCGACCTATGGCAACAGACCTAGAGCCTGTTGAATTTGTGTATAGCGACAAATGACCAACAGCAGTGTTGTCAGCACCCGTTGTATTGGTGTACAAAGATTGATAACCAAAAGCATTATTGCTTGAAGCTGTTGTGTTTGAGATTTTT